TTTAGTCCACTTCTGCTTGCGTTCACGAGCCGTAGCGACTGCGTTGGTGTAAACTTCTACCTGAATTTCTTTCTGCAGGTGAGTCAAGAAATAGTAGAAATTGTCAGCATACTTGTGAGCCAATTCCGTTGGATTATCAGGAGTGCCCATCTTGCCTTCCTGTTCGTGGAGATACTGGCACACAGACTGACCCAACTGGACCGCTTCAATCTTGGATTTCTTACAAAGACCTTCAACCTTCTTTCCGAAATCCTTTTCAAAGTTCTTGGATTCCATTAGAGCCTTCGCATCCATACCAGTACCATGCTGAGCATAGTAGGTCTTGAATTTGGCTGCGATAGCCTGACCCACATAACCGGCACAAGATTCCTGGAGAATACCCAAGCCCTTATTGCCATCAAACAATCCCTTTTCGGATGCCATATCAAGGAACGCAGCGAAATGAGTCCACGTACGGCGGGATGGAAGAATACCATCAAAGCTCTTGCTAGCAGTCTTACTAGCAGCTGCGTTGGAGTATGGGTCAAGGTCGCCGGAGTACTGGGAGATGTAGCCAGTTACAACGGAGTTCACGCCAGACTCAGTAGCCCAATCAAGCCATTCCTGAACAGTTGGGGTAAAGTTATAGACCACGAAACGGTCCATCTTTGCCGGGTCAAATTCTTCAACATCATAGTTGCCATCGTCACCTGGGTTGATAGCACAAATGACGTGCGAACCTGGAGCCAGCTTGAAATTCAAAATGCGATGGTCAAGGCCAAGCTGCATCATAGCATTGGTGACTAGGGTAGTACCACGGTTGATTTCGTCAAGGAAAAGAGTGACGGGAAGTGGATTACCATTTTCGTCCTTCTTATACCAATATGGAGGAACGAACTCGGTTTCACCGGTTTCGGAATTGATGCGTGGCAGACCAATCAAGTCACCCACGTCGGAGATCTGGGATGCCTGGAATTCCACACAATCCTGATGCCAAACATTCTTTGCGAGCCAACGAATGACTTCGGTCTTACCGATACCATGAGGGCCCTTGAGCATAATGGTGTGAGTGGAAGGAGTTGCTGCGAGTACTGATTTGAGAGTTGCAATATCCATAATTTATTTTTTTTCCTTTTTGTTTATGGTTAGTTGATATTAGTTAAAAATCACAAGTGAAATTTTAGATTTTATTTTTCGTTTTGTCAATGGGTAATTTTGTAAAATGATTTTTACAAACTAACCATCACATTCACGATTGATTTCATACTTCTGCTTGATTTCGTCAGGAGCGTCAATCAGTTCAACCTTGATGTTTCCGTTTTCTGTGTTCGCATTCATACCAGCAACAACGATAGCCTTCATATCGTCATATTCTTGGTCGGTTGCGTTATCGGGCACACCAAATTCCCTGGTGACTGTGTATGTAATCTTAAATTTCTTCATTTTGTACCTCTTTGTTTGTTGTGAATGTTTCCAATTTTAGTTTTTAATTTTTGTTTTGTCAATGGTTCACTTTGTTAAAAGATTTTTACATTTTAATCGTCAAAATCTTCCTGCAAAGATTTGAGAGCCTTATTGGATGCGTGTTTCTTATATTCTACACACAGGTCACCAATATGTTCAATGAGCATTTCATCGGTATAAGTCCACGCAGGGAAACAACCGTTAAAACAAAATTCTTTGGTAAAACCACCACGGGTCTTTAAATCTTCCACAGTTTCCAAACATGCGTAAACACATTCGTCAATTACAGAAATGATATAGCCTGCGTTATTCATGAATGCTTCTTCATTCACATACGCACAAACGGCTTCATTCTTCATTCGCTCTGGGTCCTGTAGAATTTTCTTTCCCTCTTCGGGAACATACAATCCACAAATATCTACGATTTTATTAAATCGTTCTAGTCCTTCTGTAACCATTTAGTACCTCATTTTTGAGTTTTCATACACAATTATAGTTTATAAATTGAAGTTTGTCAATGGGTCACTTTGTAAAATTTTTGTTTACAAATAGTGAGCCTTGATTTCTTTAACGATTTCTGCTGCGTCTTTCAAATCTTCCAATCCCTTTTTATCTTCAACGATTCGCTGAACAATTTCGTGGGAAATTGATACTACACTGATTTGCTTTTCATACGCAAAATCAATCAAACCTTCGTAATCTTCATATACGATTTTGTCTAATTCTGCTTCTGTGCCTCGCCATTTCCAGGGAACTGGATCCTGGTTATCGTTTAAACAAACATTGATTTTCTTGATTTCATCTTTGATTTCAAAAATATAATCTCTTAACATTGTTACCTCTCTTTTACACTATATAATATAATAAAATAAAAAGCAGTTGTCAATAGACAACTGCTAATTTTATGTAAAATTTTGTTTACATTATTCAATAGTACATTGTTCTTCAACATCACCGGATAATAGTTTTTCTATTTCTTCGTCAGTTAAGCCGAGTGCTTTCAATTTTTCAATATCCCATTTCTTTTGTGTTTTTTCATTTAACCAGTTTAAGAAATTGGTTTCTTCTTTACTTTCGTTTTCTTGTCTTTTAATTTTGATTTCACCGAGTTTTTTGAATTTTCCGAAAGCTGATGTGTGATTCATTTGTTTCCATTCTTCTTTACCCATAGCATAAGGTTCCTTTTCTATATCTCTAATTGGAAATTCTGCTAATGGAACAGGATTTACAATTTGAGCTGCATAAACATCTGTAAAATCATTTGGATTACGATAACTAATACTTAAATCCGAAATAAAATTAGTTGTTGGGTCTGTATAATCAAGACTACCATATTCATCTACTTTAACAGTTGGACTTTCTTTAATAAAACTCATTATTTTATCAAGTTGTTCTTTATTAACTAATCTATATCTTGGGAATTTAGTAGAACCCATATAAAGTAATTCTACTGCGTATGCGTCTTTGAGTTGGTTAATGACTTTTACTTTATCTGTTTCAGCACTATAACTAACGAATCCATTTCTAGTGATACATAGTTCAGTATATTTCTTATTTAATTCTTTTGCTAATTTCAACCAAATACCACCGTGGCATGTAGCATCAGTTACTTCTAGAATTGAATTTGCTTTGCGTTTTTTACCACGAATTAAATAAAAGAATGCTGATTGCCAATCTTCTTCAGTTAATCCATTATTATAGCAGTGAACATAATAGTGAAGCATTTCGTGGACTAATGTATTTCTAAATGAAGATAAAGTCCAGTCATCTTTTTTATTAATTCTAATACAAATTGGGTCAAATTTTTTATCTCTATAATTAACAGTAAATGCGAATTGACCTTCAACCCCACCACCAATAGATTTTATTTCAAATGGTAATTTAGCAAGTTTGCCTTCAAAATACTTTTGATTAAATTTATCAAATGCTTTCTCGCAAAATTCTTTATCTATCTCAATAGTCTGGTAATCAGTTTCGTCAATAGTTATTTCTTGTTTGGTTTCAGGTTCTTCTGCTTCTTCTTTCTTTTCTCTATGTTTGATTGGTGCTATTACCAAATTACCATTTTGAATATATTCATCTACTGTATTTTTAAGATTTGTAATTTTAGCTGTAGCACGGTCATCTAGGTTAAAATTCATAAGTATGAAAGATAACATATTCTTGACTTTCATTGAGTTCTTTTGGTTCTTTTTCCAAGCGTTATATGCGTGGATTGCTTTCCAATAGTAATCCATTTGGGATGGTGTTAAATCGTCTGCTAATTTTTCATTTAAAAATTGTTCAAATTTCATTGGAAACCTCTATATCTATTTATAAATATAGTATGAATTTATACGAAGCCGCAGATATATTAAATAAAAATGGGTTTTTAATGGAATCATCCATTAAGGGTGATTTCGCAAAAGGTGAAAAAGGCGGTGAACCCTATTTTGATTTGCCTAATGATTATACTTATGAAGATGCTAGACGATACTTTATGGAAGCAATTTATGGTAAATTAGATGATGAAGATATACAAATTTATTGGGATAATTATTTGAGAAAATCCCGAATAAAACAGTTTGAAACAACATATAAGCAGTTTGAAGATTACAAAAATAACACTAAACAAATTAAACTATATCGTGGTTTGGTTCTAAATCGTGATAAAGAAGTAGATTTAGATAAAGCTGGTGAATGTTGGTCTTTTAATAAAAATGTTGCTGTTAAATGGGTAGATGGTATTTGGGATAATATGGTATATAATCATATTGTAAATAGAGCTGCCCTTGAAGACTGTAAGAAAGTTATTTTAACTGCTACAACAACATTAGATAATTGCCGTTTACCATATTCTATATGGCTTGCTGGACGATTTGAAAGACCAGAATGGGAAGTTCGTGTAAAAGACGAATCAAAAGTTAAGATTATTAATTCAAAAGAAATAGAATAATGACTGATTTTGCTAGTGAATTTAAGAAAGTATTTGGTAATAGTTGCCCACCACAGACGGACTGGACACAACCAAGGTATTTTGATTCATTAAACAATGATTGCTATGGTAGTGAAGCAGCTCTTATGGCATCATTGACTAGCGAAGCATATAATAAGTATGGATTATCGGTTTATTATTTTGTTAAAGAACACGATACCAAGTTTGACCCAGTTTATGGAGAAGACCAATTAGAAAATGTAAAGAGAAGATTTGCTTTACAGGTCTATGCTGAAAACATTCCACAATTACAGAAACAATACGAACTACAAGGAATGATTTATACAGAAATCATAGAAGTTCAATGTACAATTCAACACTTTGCTGAAGCAAGTAGATATGATTGGAAAACCGAAAATCCAAATGCGTATGAAAGTATTGTTCCTAAAATTGGTGATTTGATGTATTTTAAGTATTCCGACCTTTATTACGAAGTATTGAATGTAAAAGATTTTGCCGAAGGTACAACATTCCTATCTACACCAATTACATACAAGTTTAGTTTGAGAGTTTGGAGAAATTCTCACGAAAATGTGGATGAATTGAATGTAAATGATGACAATATGGAACATTTACGCAGTTATGTTGAGTTGGGTGAAACCTTTAATGTAGATTACGATATGGGTAAACATGATGCTGCACACAAATTAAATCCTGATGCTGCTAATGTAGAAGTTCACCCTGAGTATTCACCAACACCAACAAGTGTTGTTAAGGCTAGTGGTGATAAACTTGCTATCAATGATAATTTGAAAGAAAAAGAACAAGACCAGGCAATATATCACCCTGAAACTGATGAAAACAAAAAAGAGTATTACAGAATAGACCCTTTTGATGGGTGGTAATATAAATAATAAACAAAATAATGTGAGGTGATTATATGATTCAAAAGAAATGTAAAATTTGCGGTGAATGGTTTGATAGCAAGAAGATTGCGATGCATTATTGGAACATTCACAAAAAGAAATATAGCGAATATAAAACTGATGAAGAAACCCGAGAAATAGAAGGAGAAGAAAATGAGAAGAGTACCACCAAGAAAACCACAACCAAAGCCAGTTCCACCAACACAGGAACCCAAGAAGTAGTAATTCAAGCAACTCCGATTGAAACAGAAACAGTACAAGAAGGTACTGTTCAAGTTCCTACAGTGGAACCTATTAAAGAAGCAGAAATGTGGAAAGAAACAGCCCATTTGTTTGATGATATTCCACAAAATAATGAAGCTTCCAATGAATTACGCAGAGTGTATAATCCAGGCGGAAGCGAAACAGTGAATGAATGGTGTAATTAATGAAAATACTGACTCCAACAGGATATCAGCCTTATTATAAGATACAAAAGAAAACGGCTGATTGTATAAAGATTGTTTTTACCGATGGTACATCTATTACTTGTAGTAAAGACCACCGATTTGCTTGCTATAACTATAAAACTTTAGGCAATAATGAATATGAAATAGTAGCAGAAAAATTAAGAAAAGGTGATACACTAGAATATGGTGTAAGACTAGGTCCTAAAACAGTTGAAAATATAATTCCAATGGGTGTACAAACAGTTTACACACCCGTTATGGTTCAAAATGGTAATAAGTATATAGCAAATGGTGTAGTTAATTATAACTGCTCATTTGAAGGTTCATCTCCAACACTTGTTGATGGTGAAATCTTGAAAACATATTTACCTTCCGACCCAGTGACGATTAAATACAACTATGCTATGAACATTTATGAAGAACCTCAACCAGGTTTTGTATATGTTATGGGTGTAGATAGTTCTACTGGTGTAGGTCAGGACTATTGTGCGTTCCAAGTATTAAAAATCGTTAATCGTGATTTATACGAACAAGTTTGTGTGTTCAAACACAATAAAATCAAGCCAGTAGATTATGCTCAAATCATAGCAAAAACAAGTGAAGCCTATAATAATGCTATGATGATTGTTGAAAACAACGATTGCGGTAGATATGTTACAGATGAATTATGGTATAACATTGGTTGTCCTAATGTAATGAATACTGATGGTAAGGGAATTGGAACCCGTGCTACTCCTGCAAGTAAATTAGACGCTTGTATGGCATTAAAGAAGGTCGCTGATGCTCATAAACTAATTCTACACGATGCCGAAACCATTTATCAATTATCTCGTTTTGAACAAATTAGTCCAAACCATTTTAGAGGTGCTAAAGGTTGCCACGATGACCTTGTTTCCGGTTTATATTGGGCAGTGTATTGCTTATCACTACCACAATTTGATTTGGATGCTATACAAGTTTCATCACCAACCACAGTTGTAGATGATTACGCACCACCTCCATGTTTGTTTGACGAATCAAACGATAATACAGATTTTTGGAAAAGTTTTAATTAAATATGTTATTTGCTAATCACATAATCCCACGATTAGGGCAAAGTGCTGAAGATAAGGAATGGTATGTTCGTGCTATGATGGATTCATTAAACGAATATATGCAGGATATTGAGACTGCTATGAACATTCCACAATTCGTGATTGCCGGAGTTACAACGGTTCCTGGAACACCACCAGTTCCTGTTCCAATTACAGCTCCTGTTGGGCAAGTATCTAACAAACATATCAGATTAACATTCCCAGAAGTAAAAGCGGCTATGTGGTGTGGCGAAGGTTCACAAACATTTCCTAATTTGTTCAAACTATTTGCGTCTAAACTAATGTTGAACTTTAATAATGTGTATTCTACAACAATAGTTAGTGGATTAACTGGGTTTACATTTGATGCTGTAACTCCATTCACTACAATGGGTACTGCATTTATGACAGAAATTATGGCTATTGGAGCCGCTGGGAATATGAACCCAGCATTATTTCACAATACATTAGATAGATATTTAAATCTCGCATTTAAATCTATTATTCCTGTGACTATGCCATTCGTCGGCACTGGTATGATACCAACTGGAGCATTTACTGGCACAGTTACAATAGCATTTCAACAGGTAGCATTAGCATGATAGCACAAACATATAATAATTATTGGAAAATGGATTTGAAAGAACTACCTACAATGGGTAAGTTATATCCTGAAGATACAATAATTAAAATCCGTCCTTTGAATGTTCAAGAAATCAAATACTTATCTACTATTAGTGAAGAAAATGCTACTGATATTGTAAATGAAATCCTTGAAAAATGTTTGTTGTTAGATAAAATCAAATTTGAAGATATTTACTTGGGTGATAGAGAATACTTTGCTTTTTGGGTTCGTATTAACTCATTCACAAAGAACAATGGTTATGATATTACCATTAAAGAATGTGATAGATGCCACAATTCATATAACACTAACATTAAACTAACAGACTTTGAAGAAAAATATATCACTGAAGACGAACAAGCAATAGATTTACCTGATGCGGGTATTACATTGAAGTTAAAATACCCAACCATTCGTGATTTGAAAATCAAATGTGAAGATAAAGAAATAGAAAATATCATAAGGCATTTGAATATAGATAATCCTGATGTAGTTATCCTAGAACAATTCGTGAAGAATTTGAGTGCTTTGGATTTTAACATTCTCCAAACCACAATAAACAAGATGGCTATTGGATTTAGCCACGATATAACCATATATTGCCCAATGTGCGGTCATCCACACACATATAACATTGAATATAGTGATTTAGGTCTATTAGGTTCTGTAAACTTATTTGAAATTCTTGATTTAACATTACGATTAGCCAAGACAATGAATTATCAGATACAAGATAACATGCCTTGGATGGAAGTAGAAATCCTACAAGAAGCTGCTAATAAGATTGCCGAAGAAGAAAGAAAACAACTTGAGAAGGATAATGGCAAAATCACTATGAATCGTTCAATGATTTAATACTACAGTTCTCAAAAACAATAAAATTTATCGCAGTTGTAGTAATTTAACTATATTTAACATAAATGAAAACAAATTAATAGTCTTTTAAACTTAATCCACTAAACTTATAGCAAGGAGGCTACGAATAAGGAATTAATTTATGGCAAAACAAGATGAAGATAAAAAGTATTATGTAGATAACGCAAGATTAAGACAAGTTATCATTGAATATAATCGTATGAACCCTGATGACAAGCGGTGATTGGTGTCCTTCATATCTACAACGATTGGAGAACAAGTATCTTAAAGGCAAGATGCCAGAAGAGAAATACAACACTGCCAAACAGTTCATTATTAACAAAGCAAAATCAATTAATGAACTCCAGGAAACATACTCAAAGATGACCGCTGAAGAGAAACGAGCATATAGACAGAAATTGGATATTCTCAAAAATGAAATGTGCGAGTATTTTCTAAAGATTATTAACGGTCGTATAAATTCATTTAGACTTCGTTCAAATGGCTCATTAAAGAACCACGAAGATATTAACGATATTGTTCAGGACGCATTTATCGCTGTTATGACTTATATTAACAGATACAATGATGAATTGGCTACTTCTGCTTTCGCTTATGTTACTCAGTTAGCGACCAATAGTATCTTATTCTCATTAAATGAAATTAAGGAACGTGAACAGAAAATGGTTACTGGTCTTGATTTCTACGATAACTTGAACACTATTGATGACCCTCATAGTATGGATGGTATTAACAAGTTTGTGGAGTAATTATGTTTTTACCAAACGGCTTAAAATGTGATGGTTATTCTTCGGTTGAGTATTTGTATGAACATTTACCTGAACCGGCAAGAGAATTTTTAGAACCAATGAAAGATAATAATGGAAAAACTAGATTATATCCTTGTTATTTGAAACGATTACCAATAGAGGAATTAAATATACACGAAGGTTTCGTTGTTAGAATTATGGGTAGAAATGGAAATCCAATTTTTCCAATAGTAACTAAATCTGGTGATACAAAATGGTATTCTGCCGTTACATTAAATGTTCCTATTGATTTTGATTTAAATAGTTTATATGAACACAAGGAGTAATATGAAAGAAACCGAAATAGAAGTTACATTACTTGATATTAAGAATTTGTATGAATACTTTTTCACAATGTATCGTCAACCAGGTCTTTCGTATGATTGGTCTTTGATTACTTGTAAGAATATAAAGTATTTGGAAACACCATACAACCAGATTAGTAAGGGTGTGTATAACGAAGAAAATGACCCTAAATTCTTTGAGTTTAGAGATAAATACGAGAAACTTGTAAAGAAGTACGCAGATCGTGATGACCAAGGTAGTATCGTTTATGAAAACGAACAACCACGCATTACAGAACTAATGGTGGAATTTCAAAAGGCTAAAGATGCACTTGAAAAAGAATACAAAGACTTGTTAGATAAACTAAATAACAAGAATACAATTAACGATAAATTCTTAAATCAAAAAGTCAAAATAAAAATTATGATACCTAACAATGATGCGTATCCCGATGCGGTGCCACCATTTGTTATTGATATTTTGACTAGATAAAATGAAACCCGGTGTTAATTCACCGGGTTTTCTGTTAGAATGATTATCTATCACGAACTAATCGTAATGGAAAATGATAATTTGAGTTTCTATCACCAAAATGGGCGGCATCGCTGTTATACATAAATGTTACTGTATATGATTTATCGGTTGAACCTTCATCATATAATAATCTAGCCTGTTTATGTTCTTGATAATCTGTATGGTCAGTAGTATCTAACCAACCAGCAGGAACTAATGATAAACCATATTCATTTGTTCCATTGTTATCAAGCCACCCAGTAGTACTTTTTATTTTTTTGGTAATATCAACTTCGGGGTCGGAATATTTTTGCCTAATAAATTCTAATAATGTATGCCAATCATTATAGGTAGGTACTCTCCAACCTTCTGTTAAATAATCATTTATTATAGAAATACAAGCAACATTATAATGTAATCCGTATTTGTTAGTTTTAGAGTAATTTTCTTCATTTTTTAGATATACCGCAGTAGGTTCTCCATATTGACTATAAAAATCACCCATAGTAATACCAGTTATTAATAAATCTAAATTTTCGGTAGTCCATTCTTGTGTATCATAAAGAACAGTTTGATAAGTTTTATCACCAAACACAGCACTACTATATCTAGGAATATATGGTAAATTTTTCAAATCAATTACAAACAATTTATTTGCAAAACCATTAACTACCGTACCATTATTGTTTTTAGCACCAACAAATACTTTCCCTGCTGGTAATTGTCCTTGCCCACCTGGTGTATTTAAAATTAGATTAGCCATAATCTCTCCTTACACGAATACTTTAGTATTACCGATTTGGTGAGGTGCTCCACAAATACAACAGTTAGTCAAATTACATACAGGAGTTTTAGCTGGGTTAGGACCGAGAGTAATCATACCGGCTTGTGATTGAACATCCACATTACCCATAGCACTAACATTGATACTTTGTAAAGCATTTATGGTACATTCTTTCATCGCACTCAACTGCATATTACCATTACATTTAATGTTCACATCACCACTAATACTTACATTCAATGGA